TCAAAGCACTGAACGGTGAACACGCCACCGGCTTTAAGTTTTTCGTTGAACATGGTTGCTCCTTAAATGAGGCGGATTAAAGCAGATGTGCTGGTGTTGGCGGGCATCTGCACGGTGAAAGTGGTGGCTGATGTTTTGTCAGACCCAAAGTCCAACACGCACACAGCGCCGTTTGCTCCAGATTTGTAGATCAAGGCACCACGGGCCGTGATTGCTCCCGTCCACGCTGGAGACGAGAAGTTGATGTACGTGATGCTGCCGCTTGCGGTGTCTTGACTTAAAACTGTGGCCGTGACAATCTCTCCACCCGCAACGTAATCGCCGCCAGAGGCTTCGCCGGTCGAGGTGTACTCGGTGGTGGTCTGGTCCAGCGTGGCTGAGTTGGTGTACAGCGCCAAATAGAACGTGTCCGAGGCGAAGTTGATCGTGCCGTTGGCAAGACCAGACCGCAGCGTGTTGCAAGAATAATTGCCAGTGAATGCCAATTACATCACCCCGTTATTCTGCGGCAGGGGCGGCACACGGAACTGCCCACTGCGGTATGCGTCACTGCGCTCCAGGCCATCACCCAGACGTTTAGCCAGGGCCAGGGCTTCTTTGTACTTGCCGTCGTACAAGGCCATCATATCGGCCTCACCCTTCATGTAGGTGTAAGCCTCAACCAGAGTGCCGTAGAGCAACACGCTGTCAAAGTTGTCGCCCAGCCAAGAAGTGCCCTCAGCGTTGAGCACGGACAGCACTGGGGCAGAAAAGCCCGATCCCGTACCACCAATAGAAGATGCCGCCGCAGACATGGTGTTGCCAACCACATACTTGCTGCCGTACTCAGAAATGGTGACCGAGAACACAGAACCCCCAGCGACCACAATCGTGGCCTTTGCGCCCTCACCTGTACCACCCGTCAGCGGCACATCGTAGTACGTACCATTGACGTATCCAGTTCCACCCGTGATGGTGCCAATACCGTTAAGCTGGCCACGGATGATGGACACCGGGTAGTAGTAATAGTGCAACTCAACCGAGTACGCGCTGTCGGGTGTCGGCCCAAGGATAAAGCTCAACTCGTTGGTGATCTGTGGGTTTGCCCCAGATGTCGTGGTCGGACCAAACAGCGCGTAGTACTTGGGGATGGCGGTGTCGTTGGGGCTTGGGTACGCCTGACGGATGAAGTTCACATCTTTGTTCAACAAGTACTCGTACGACCCGGCGGCATCAATGACAGCCATTGAATAGGCCGCAAGAAAGTCGGTCGGGCACGACAGGTACTTGTTGTTGATCGAAGTGAGACCTGTCACGTTCTTCCGCAACGACGGAAACTGGACCGTGTTGTAGATGCGCTGCTCGGCCTGACGGATGAACGTATTCATGTCCACGTTCGGGACATTGTTCTCCGTGTAGTTCGTTACAGCAGTGACAAGTTCGTCGTACGTCATATTAAGCCATCGGGCCTCGGGCCATCACACCTTTGGTTGCACACCCAGTGCCACGGATTTTGATGCCGCTGGTTTTCATCGGCGGATAGTCTTGGCTGCGGGTGTTGGCCACCGACACGTTGGCTTTGCGCATGGTTGTCTTAGCAGGCTCTTCGCCTACCACGACAGACGGATATGGCTTGGGAGATTTGTACGTTGCCATCTCAGGCTCCTTTGCGGCCAGGGCTGCGCTGGTTCATGACCTTGGCCATGTTACGCCCGTACTTGAGCATGTCGGCGTTGGTCTTGCCACCGGCCTTCATCTTGGTCAGGGGTTTGCCGGGGTGCATGGCTTTCTCGTGCTTGTGCACAGCCTTTGCAGCCGTCTTTTTGTCCTGCGCCATATCCTTCTTGTCCATGATCGACTCCTTATGTCGTTGCAACCGTAATTGTGCCCAAATTTACTGTCAGCACCAAGTTGTTTGGTGTCAGAGCAGCATCAAAAAAGCTCGCTCCGCCAACCGGATTCCAGCCCCACTGAAAAATACGGCTGCCGCCTGTGGCCGTACCGTCCTCGTCCGGGTCCGTACCGCTGATGTTTGAGAGCTGCAAACCACTGTTGCCCCCCAACCGATACGTGATGTCCGGCCTGGGGTTGCGCACAGCCTGCGGGTCTTCCACAGGGTACATACCCAACTGAAGCTGCGGATGGTCGGGGTCCCAACAAGCCGGGCACACCAACATGTTCACGTTCTTCGTCTTGAGCGTGTATGTCTTGAGCTCCTTGAGCTTGAAGCGAAAGTTGCAGCGGTCACACTGCGCAATCGCAAACTTGCCGGACGAAAAACGATTAGGCATTAGAACGCCCCAGCGATGTACTGCCTGCGTGGCACAAACCGCACAGCCGCCTTCTCATGGTCTTCCTGCGCAGCCAGCTCCCAAGCCTCGTCATATTGCTGCTTGAGCACACCCAGACGATCCATCGCTCCGGGAACCTTGAGCGCCATATAGTACGACAACCCCGCCGTCATGCAGGGGATGAACCGGAACGGCACATCCATTACGTTGACACCGCCACCGGCATCCTGCACCCGGCGCATGCGCCAGTACACAAACTGGTACGTGGGGTTGCCCACAGTGCCTTGATCCGGCGTTGGCCAGACCGTAACGCGGGGGATGTTGTTGACGTAGACGGCAGTGCCGACAGAAGGGGTGGTTTGGCTGGTGCCGTTTTGTGCCCGGAACACACCGCCTAGCTGGGTGGCACTGTTGATCCAGCCGTAGTAGATCGTCTCAGTGCCGATGTTCAGATAGCCCAACGTGGGCAGATTGGCTGTGGAGGACAGCGTCAGGGTCTGGGCCCCCGCGTCTGCGCTCTGGTATGTGTATCCTGTGGGAGACACTTGGCCGTCCAACCGCTGCACCCAGACCTGAATCGGACGAGCTTGCGTCAGCTTGTTGGGGATCGTGGCGTAGGTAGAAACACTAATACGTGTGATCGTCAGGTCGGCCTGATTGGACTGCTGGTTGGGCTGCGTGCGGATCACATGATCGAGCAGGTCCACGGTATCGTTGGGCAGCGTGTAGGTGTTGAGCCCTTGAACAAGTGGGATGGTGCCCTGCTCAAACGTCCACATATTGATGCCACGGTTGGCCCAATCTGCGAACATCAGGTTCAGGGAACGCCGGGCCGTCTTGAGATCGTAGCCCGTACGCAACTCCGAGCCCACGCGCTCAAACGCCTCCTCAACGATCTCGGTCAGATCGAGGTTGAAACCTGCTGCGCCTGATGTGGTGGCCATTACCTATACCTCGCCGTCTTCGCCGCTACTTCGGGCGGCTGCTTCACAAACTGCTTCCCGGCCTTCTTGCCCGCCCGCTTGGCACGGGTCGTGGCGGCATACTCAGCGGGGCTGAGCGCCTTGATGGCGTTCTCAGGCAGATATCGCTCCCCCGTCTTGGAAGACGGTTTGCCGGACTTGGTGCGCCACTTTTGCGCACCCCAATCCTTTAGCGATTGCTGCGGATCTTTCACTTGTACCCACCCCCACGGGCCTTGTACTGCTTGGCCAGAAGCTGCGCCTTGCGGGCCGACCATTGGCCTGCGCCTGTGCCCTGAACCGCACGAGACTTGATCGACTCAAACAGCGACTTGCGCATGCCTGGCTTGGTGTAGACGCCCGCCTCGTTGACCTTGGACTCGGTTTTGCCACCCTTGGCGAACCTTTTGGTCAGCTTAACCCCGCCGCCTGTTATCGCGCCTTTGGGCGACATCCCCTTTGGTTTAAATGCTTGGCCTTCTAGGTATGCCTCGAGGTCGAGGTTTTTGCCCAGATTTTTTTGCATCGTAAACCGTCCGCCAGCACCGGAACCAGACTCTCCAGCGCCGCCCATAGCTCTCACGCCATAGTTTGGTTTAACCGGCTCAAATTTGGACTCTACCTCACCACCCTCAGCGTACTGATCAAAGTCCGTGTCGTCCCTACGGGCCTTGCGTTTGGGCCCGGGCATTTTCGAGGGCATGATGGCCCCCATTCCACGGCTGGCTCGCATGGTTACACCATCTTCCCGCGAGTTTTACCACGTTGAGCAATGCCATCTGCGCGACGGGATGCACTTACCACGCCGCCTTTCTTCCTACCAACACCAAACAGCGCTGGGTCCCTTGTATCGCTGTCAAAATCAGGTTCAACGATCCTTGACTTCACAGGGGCGGCAGGCCTGTCTATACGGGTCCGCGCTATCCGTTCCTCCAACTCCCGCCTGCCCCTTGCCGCATCTTCTTGGTTTACATCCTCAGGTCTAACTCCCTCACCAACCGCCCTTTTTGAAAGTGCGTACATCGCGCCCAAGCCGCCAAGCACTTTGGAGATATTTTTCATTGATTTGCGAGCCATGACAGCCTCCTAGTAAATTTTGCCTTTGGTTTTGCCCCGCTGGGCGCAACCGTCGGCACGGGATGACGCCGACCCGCCACTCTTCATGGGCTTGGCAACCGCGCCGGTAGTGCCAACGCCTCCGACACTTCCAACAGACGCGGCCTTAGCAGCGGCTTCTGCCTCGCGCTCCTTAATTGCCTCTCGTGCAATTGCAGCAGGTATGATGCCACCAAAACCTTGGGATATGAGTTTACCCATAGCCCCTTTGCCGGTAATCATGCCGGCCAACGGAGAAACGTCTCCAAGCTTAACGCCCATGACGGCCTCCTATCAGCAGGCGTAGCCGCCCTTTTTCATACCCAGGGGTTTGCTGCCAGACATCTTGACCATCGTGCCTTTGGTCTTGCCTTTGGTGGCCATACCGTCACGGCTGGGAGCCGCAGTCTTGACAGCGCCCATCTTGGCCGTGGTGATACCACCGTTGGCCATTTTCTTGGCGGGTGTGCCTTTTTTCTTTGCCATCATTGCCATAAAACCAGCGTTCATTTTGGAAGCCATAGTGTCACCACCTTTCGAAAAAAACTCTTGCTTGCCTTGATTGGTTTTGGGTTTGTTGATTGCCTGTATGTCTGCACGGCTCCCAGACCCAAACCGCTTGCCCTTGTCCGCCTTCATAAACTCCTTGCCGACAGACTGGGGGATTCCTACACGCTTGGCAGCGGCGGGGTTGTTGGCCACCATCGCCATCAAGTTGTGCTGTGCCTTACTCTTGCTTGGCATCGTCAGCTTTCTTTCTGCGGAAAAGTGTGTAAAAGTCTTTCCCGGTGGCCATCTCGTAAATACGCATGGCACCAACGATTGCGCCGATCAAGCCAAACAGCGGCGTGAGCATGTTCAAAAAAGCGCCAACCGTGCTGAAGATTGCCACCACATCCAGCACGTTTTTGACGGTATCTGTGTTCTCGCTCATGTCAGCAATTCCAAGCCCGCAGGCTCTTGTTGATGCGACTGTTTGGGTCTTTCTTGGCCTTCTCGCCGGTCAGCTTGGCTTTCATGCCTTTCATCCGGGCACAGAAAGAGTCGCGGCGTGCTCCGCCCTCTGGCTGCGGGGGCTTGAGCCCCGGTTTGCCCGGATTGGCCTTGTTGTAGGAGGCTCGCCCCTTGGCGTTGAGTCCGCCTTTCTCCGATTTGCCTTCTTTGCGTTGCCATGCTGGTGTTTTAGCCATTGTTACGCTCCACGACTGCGCGGCAGAGCTTAACAAACTCTTGCGCGAGCAGGTCACTTTTTGCTACGTTAGCCGCACGGCATACAAGCTGCACATTCCCAACCACATAGCCTTGCGCGGGATCAATCCTGTCAATGCTGCAGTTGGTAGGGACGACCCCGTTTGCCAGTTCCATAGTCATAGGCCAGCCGGTCAGCGCACACGCACCACTTTGTGTGTGCCACAACAACTCAAGAGCATCGAGAGAAATAACTTCTTCGCCCTTACGTCGTTGCGCAGCTTTGGAGCGCAGGTATTGCAGATAGCTCCGAGCAGACTTTGTGCGCTTGAACGCGGTGTACTTAAGCTTGTCCTCCCCCCATGTACGGCTGTGGTACGACGCCTGCTTTTTGGCGATACAAGTTTTACACCACGAGTTGTACTTGGGGTTGCCATCCACGAGCTTCCCCGTCGTATAAAACGACGTAAGTAGCTGAAGAACACCGCAGCAAGTGCAGCGTTTTTCGTGGATAACGGAAGTCTTAGCCATAGAACAAAGTGGTTGTTACGTTTGCGACCAAACCAACAAAAATGCCATCTTTGGCCAAAATTCCTTCGCCCGGAATCACTACAGGAAACGCAGTCGCGTTGTACGAATCTGCTTCCATCAAGATTTCCGCGTACATCGACACCGCAGGAGACCCGGTGATGGTGCCACTGGCAGCGTCCGTTACCGTGAACGTATTGGCATCTGAAACCGTGACCGTATAGACGTTGTCTGTCGCAGTGCCGCCTGTGCCCGCAGAAAAGTCCAACCAAACGCGGTTCCCAGTAGTGAGGCCATGATTGGTGATAGTCACCGTCACAGTGGTCGTAGACCGCCCGTAAGTGCCCGTTCGCGCCACATTGTTTGCAAACACGGTATTACGAGTGGCTGCACTGGTGTTTGCCGACACAACGGCCCCCTTGAGGCGTGTGCGGAAGTTCACCGCCACGCCCGAAGAGGTCATGTGTGCCGACTTTACGTCGTATTGCATCGTCATGATGCGCTCCTATTAAGCCGTACGGGTAAACACGTAGGCGGTGGCACTGGAGAACATGATGGTGAACCGGGCAAGGCCCGTAGCACCAGATGCGATGGTCAAGTCGCCAAACGAGCCGGGAGTGTCCGCAGCAGCGCTGGACAAGATGCCGTTGGTAGCAACAGCAATGGTCACGGTCGATGCGCCAGCAGTGTTGTCCACGTACAGGTCAAGAACGGTACCTTTAACAGCACTAATAGCAGCGCCAAGCGCCGTGCCAGTAGGCAGGGTGATGGTCGTTGGAGCCGCTGATGTGGAGGTGATGTAACCCGTTGCAACTTCTGCTGCGGTGGCGGTGGCCGTAGCGTTGATAGCTGCGGTTGTGGGGTGGTTTTGGTCGGTAAAGACCAAATTTGTGGTCGTTAGGTTGGTGGTCGTCAGGTTTGTGACGCTGGTGGTTGCGCCAAAAGTGGCGTCCACGGTAACAGCGCCAGTGGTGCTGTTGGTGGTGATAGATTGAAAGCCGTTTTGCGACCGAACTGGGCCGTTGAAGGTGGTGTTAGCCATTTGATCCTCACATGCGAGTTAATTGGGGGCGCTCTGTCTGCATGTCGTCAGCCGGGACTGTCAGAAACGCCGGAAACCCCGGGATGTGGCCAATATACAGGAAAAAGAAAAGGGGCACAAGGCCCCTTTCCTGGGTTTTCATCAGGACGAACCCGACGAACCCCACATACCCAGCGGGTCAGACCAGCCGAAGCTGTAACGCTCACGGGCCTTGTAGCGCACGTTGCCGGTATCGAAGTCTCCATCCATCGAGTTTGCCAGGGGCATACGCTCGAAATGCTTCATGCCGTTGGGAACGTCAGTGGTCAGGAACCATGCGTTCGGATCGGTCAAGAAGTGGTTGACGGTGTAGCCCTCGGGGATGGCACCCATCTGCTTGATAGCGTTGATGTCGTTATCAGCAGTTTGGACCCGCAGTTCGGTGTCAAGCAGGCGCTTGGCAACGAACATCAGGCTCGGGGGGATCACCATCTTACGGGGCTTGGCTGCGATCAGCAGGCCACGCTCGTCGGTCCACGCAGCGATTTGAATCACAGCGTTTTCCAAAGCGGTCTCGTTCAGGTCAACACCAGTGGTCGGGCTGTTGAAGTTAACACCACCGCCAACGAGCGGGTGGCCAACACGAGTGTTGGAACTGTTGTTGCCGAACAAGGTAACGCCGTCACCGCCAAGGTACGAGCCGTTGAAGCCGTTGTTGATAACGGCTGCAGCTTTAACCTGCTTGGTGTAGGCCATCGCACGGGCCAGAGCTTTGGTGTAACGAGCAGACAGGCTGTCGTACAGATTGTCCTCAATCGCCTCTTCGGTGATCGAGAAACCCAGAGCAATGGTCTCGTGGTTGTAGCGAGCGGTAAATGCTTCCTGTGCATTGTCGTAAGCGATGGCAGAGCCCTCGTTCTTGACAGGCGCAGCAGCAAAGCCAGCCAGCTTGGTTTCTTCCTCAAAGCTACGCTCCGATTTCTCGGTCTCGTAGATTTCCTTGTGCTCTTCGCCGTAGCGAGCGTACTCCATACCGAACAGGGCGTTCAGACCTGGGAGCAGCTCTTTGAGCAGTTGTGCGCGTGAAATTGCCATTTTGAGTTACTCCTTACAGACCAACGGCGTTGGTGAAGCTATGGTAGCCGGGGTTGATCTTCACATAGACATCAGTGAAGGCGTCGCCCACAACCGAAAATCCCTGCACGTTGGGGAAACCCACAACACGGAAGGCCGCAGTGGTGGTCACGGCCGAGGAACCTGCCACGACAGAAGCCGTAGAGTTACCAGTGCTCGTGCTACCAGTTGCCACAGCGCCAGTGCTGAAGAACAAGTTTGCGCCCACAGCGGCTTGCGTCACAGAGCCAGCGGACTGGACCTGGAACACGACGTTGGGATCGTCAACAACCTGAGCCTGAACCACACCGGTGGTGCCAGTGGGGTAGTACTGCGAGAAAATCAACTGCCCTTGCGCGTTGAAGAACGAGCAGCCAACGAACACGCCCACGATACCTGTGTTAGAGGTACCCACGGGGAAGCCGTTAGTCGTCGCGTCAGCGCCGGTTGCAGTTGCCACAGCCAAGTAGCCGTTTGCATTTACGTACACGGGCGAGCCGTTGAAAATGTTTGCGGCGGTGCCTGCGGGGTCAATGAGATAAGTACGGGTTGCACCTGCATATGGGGTGCCACCCAACTGATTTACGGGCTTAAGCCCGTAGGGGGCTGCTACTGATGCCATTTAAGGACTCCTTGTTACTTTGAACCAGAACCAAACCCGGCACCCCGTGTCGTGGACGATTTTTTGTCCGAAAACAGCGGCATACGCGGGTCATTGTTTCTCAAAAAGTGGTTGTCCACTGAGTCCATCTGGCCCTGAGCTTGCTTGTTGTAGTACTCCTGACGGGCGCGGAAGCGTTCGGTTGGCATCTTGCAGAGCATGAGCCCACCAATCTCCACGTTGCCTGTCTTTTCGTTACCCAAGAGCATCAGTTCCGGATGGTCCGTTGCTTTCACCGGCTCCCAACCCTCACGCATCTTTTGGGACACGTTGGTAGGATTGGCCTGTCCCAAGATGTGCGTACCAACCCAGTGGTACACCCAGCCCGGCTCAGGTGTCGGATCAGGCAGGTTGCTCGGCGGTACGTACACTGCACGAGCAGATTTTTCGCGTGACTTCAATTCACGAGGATTGCGATCTTGTGTTTCAACCATTTTGTGACTCCAGTTTCAAAACTTCCTGTGCATACTTTTGCGGGTCAAGATTAAATTTTTTCACCAACGCGGCTTGCGACGGTGTGAGTTCAACCTTTTTCCTGCCGGTCGAACGACTGGCAGGGGCCACAACAGATGTAGGTTTTTTAGCCGGTGCCGCCTGGGAAACTTGCGACCGTGGCTTTTCTTCCGCTTCCCCAAAAAGCTCTGGGAATTTGGAATGTACGCGAGCGTCTATCTGCTCGAAATAATCATCACTTCGCGGGTCGTACCCGTTGGCAACTAGTTTTTTATGCAGCCCTAGTGCGTAGCTGGTAATTTCCTCAAACCCATCCGAGCCGAACCACTGGTTTTTTGCCTGCCAGCGCAGTGTCTTTTCGTCGGCCCGAACCTGTTGGGGTTGCGGTTGTTGACTTTGTACATCCTCTTGAGGCTGTTGTAAAGTGGGTGCACGCATATTTTTTGCACTTTGCGACTCCCACTTGGCCTCGGCCAGTGCTTCCTGGGCAGCAATAATGGCGTCAGTATCGAACGCCTCTTGCGCTGCCTTGAGGTCTCGACGAGCTTTCTCAAGCTTGGCTTCCGCCGCCTGATTGGCCATCGTCATATATTGCTCGGTGCCGGACTGCACATACTGCTTGAGCCGTTTGTTCTCGTCCACCATCGCCTGGGCCAGCCGCTCCAGCTCAGCTTTCTCCCGAGCCAGGGCTTCCTTGGCCCGGCGCTCGTCGTGGCGTGCGTGGGTCAGCTCTTTAAGGCGCTTTTTGACGCCCTCGGTGTAGCTGTCCAGCTCCTCGTCGGTCGGGTCTTTTACCTCTCGATCCAGTGGTTTACGTCCCCGGTCACGCTCGGGGGTATCGTCCACGATCTCAATCTCGACCTCGTTGTCGCCGTCCGCCGCGTTTTTAATCTCAACGTCGGGCTCGTTGTTGTCCTGTTCGTCAGGAAACTTAAACTCGTTTGCCATGAGTACTCCTTATGCGCGTGTAATGCCACGCGGGTCTTGCACCACTGCGTCCACCTGATCGTCGTTGATCAGACGAAACTCCTTGCCAAAAATCTTGAACCGCGTACCGGAATACGTACGTACCAAGATGAAATCGCCCTTTTTGCACCAAGCGCCAGTGGGGAACTTGGCTTGGTCTTTGTACGCATCAGGGCCAACTTCCAAGACGAACAACACCGTGGTGGCGTGTTCTTCTTGTTTCAAAATGGACGTTGGTTTGACCAAGTCCAAGTCTGTGCCGTCAAGTTTTTCTGAAACGTCTGGCACGATGCAGAGTAATTTCCAACCTGTCGGCCTGGGCAAACTCGTCGCTTTTTCTTCAGGCGGCGTGTCATCCTTGGGCTTTTCAATTGGCTGGATGGTTGGTGGCAGGCTGATGCCTGGGGGCAAGAGAATTTCACTCATTGGCTTCTTCAACTTTCTTTGCAAGGTCGAGGAGATGACGCTCTGCGAGAGCAAGACCCTGGATCACACCGCAGAGTTTTTGGTATTCGTCAAAAGTGCGACATGCTCCGCCTGCCAAGTCATCGGCGTAGTTGTTCATGTCGGTGCGTATTTGTTCGCGCAACACGCGTGCGAAATCTTGGATCATTTAGGTGAGGGTTTACCCTTAGTTGGTTGAGGACGCGCCATCTGTTGACGGCTCTTGGCAATGTCGATGCCCATACGAACACCGTCACGTTGCTGGTCCGCAGCGAGTTTGTCGGCCTTGAACGCCGCATCGACTGCAATCTGCTTCTCCTTGAGCTTGAGCTCGTCGGCCCTGGCGGCAGCGTCAACCTGCACCTTCTGCGCTTTGATCTGCAGGTCCTGGGCACGAAGCTGCAACTCTTGCTGCTGCATCTGAAGGACCGGGTCCTGGGCCTGCTGCTGCGCCTGCTGCTGGGCCGCCTGTTGCTGGCTCTGCTGGAGCACCTGCTGGGCCGCTTGGGCCATCATGGCCGAGAGCTGCAGCTCAATCTCCGGCGGCAGTTTCTCGTCCTCGGGCGGCAGCGGCATGCCAAGCTGCTGCTCGATCTTCTGCCTGTACGCGAACCCAACGTGCTCAGCGATGTGGGCCATCATGGCAGCCTGAATCTGCGGCGCTCTGGGGTTCTGGCCGATCAACTGCATGACGATCGGGTCCTGCATGGCAGACATGTGCACCTGAATGTGGGCCTGATGGTCCTGATACTGGAACGCCTTGAGCGGCTCGCCCTTGAGCGCAGCCATGTTCTCCGAGACAGGGTCTCTGGGCTTCTGGTCGTCAGGCAGGGGCACGAGCTCGGCTGCGTTCTTGATCCCCAGCACCTCCAGCATGCCCCTGTGCAGCTTGGGCAGGTCGTAAATGTCCGGTGCCATCTGCGCCATCTGGATGACGGCCTGGTACTGGACGACCCGCTGGCTCATGGTGGCCGCGTTGGGGTCGCTGACGGGGATGATCTCAACGTGGCTGTAGTCCGACTTCTTGGCTTTACGCGGTGCATCGACCGGGTCGTAGTCGTAGTCGTCGTCCGTGTAGTCGCGGATGAGCCCGGCCAGGAGCTTGAGCTCCTGCTTGAACGAAAAGTGCAGCCGCGCAGAGACAGCCGTCATCACTTTTAGCTGACGCTCCAGCAGAGCCAGCGTTGTGCCCACCGGAGCCTGCGCCGACATGTCGGAGACCTTCATGTCCGCCGTTGCAGCGAACCTGCGGCCTTCCTCGACGATCTTGTCCATGAGCGCGGCCAGCACGGCGCTGGGCTCTTTGTACGGCAGGGGCAAAATGTTGTCCCGCAGAGCCCCCGAGGAAATATCTACATCCCTAAACTCGCCCGGAGCGATGGGGGTATCGTCCCCTTTGATCCTCAGGCCACGAGACTTAAGGCCACCCGGCAGGTTAGACAACGTACCGGCATCAACCAACTGGCGCATGATGCTCGTTGCGCTCTTGGCGTAGCCCCCGATCAGGTGAAACAGCCCGAACCCGTACGCCCCGAAGCCCGGAATGTACTGGTAGTGCACAAAGTGCTGCCTTTTCAGGTGCAATCTATCGTCCGGCAACCAATTTCTGCGGATGGCAAGCACATCGTTGCTGCCTTTTAGTATCGTCATCACGTACGGCAACGTGATCCCCAGCGGCTGGCCGTCCTCATCGCACTCTGTGTGCTCGTCGCCCCTGATCACAAGGTCCACATGGCTCTCGTACAGGGTGTATCGGTCGTCGTTGAGGTCCGAAAAGCCAGTTTCCTTGTCCTTGGCCTGCTGGATGTCGGTCTTGCTCTTGTCCGGCTCGGGCAGCTCGATGTCTCTGTAGAAGCCCGCCTGCTGCAGCTTGACGATCTCGCTCTTGGTTTTGCGCAAAACATGCGTAACACGGTAACAAGTGTCCAGATCAGTCGTCCCGTAGGGCAGGATGATGTCTTCTGCCGGTATGAACATGCTGACCTGACGCCCCAGGTTGGGGTCGTAGTAGACCTTCTTGAACGCCGAGCCTGTGGCGGGCAGGCTCCAGAGCATGCGCTCGTGCTCGGGGCGAAACTCCTTCATCACCTCCGTGAGCTCGTAGTTCATGTCGTCCTGAACACGGTCAGCGGCCTCGTTTTTCTCAGGCGTCTGCTTGCCCAAAATCTTGGTCTTGACCGGGCCCTGGGCCGGGAACGTCTCTGTTATGCTTTCACTTTGAAATCTAACTACGGCTTCCGTAATCATCGGGTGGAACACGCCACACGCGCCATCCCACGGCTCCGTGCGCTCCTCATACTGCAGACCCAAAAGCTTGAGACCCTGCACGTAGGACTTCTCCCACTCTGTGCGTGAGCCAAGGTCGTTTGTGATGTCCTCGGACAGGTCGCTGGCCAGCGTGGCCAACTCCCCCTCGCTCAAGTCCTCGGCAATGTTGGCTGCGAAACTATCCTCGTCTTCACCCGGGGTGATGGACAGGTCAAGGCCGCCTGCGTGGATGTTGACCTGCTCGGGGTCAATGATCTCAATCTCAATGGGCTCCTCGTCCTGAGCAAGCTCCTCGATACTCGCTGGTGCTTGGTAAAGCGCCTTGTCAATGTTGGTGGCCATAGTGTGTCCTTAGTAATAGGCGCGGGCCCGGCGTTTGAAGAACCGGGGCTCATCTGGTTCGTCGCTGTCCAGCGCAATGAAACCGCCTTGCCTGAATCGTAGCAGGGCCTGTGATGTGGTGTCCACGTAGTCGTCGTTGTCTCCGTTGGGGAACGACGCCACCTCCTCGATGACCTCCCGGGCCCACCGGGTGTCCGGAGCCCACACCATCCCAGAGGCAAACAGGTCCGCGATGGCGTTGACCCGACTGATCTTGTCGTTGCCCCGGCTCGGGTTGGTCTCCTGCGCCGGTATGCCCATCTTGCGCAGCTCCTGTATCAGGGGTGCGCCAGCGGCTTTTTTCTCGATGATGAACGCGTCGGGCTGCCACTCTTTGTAGTGCTTGAGCGCCACGGTCTTGAGCTCGGGGAACGCCATCCTGTCCTTGAACGCGTCGAGCAAGATGATCTGCGCCTTGTCATCTTCTTCCTCGTTGTAGAACACGCCCCAGGTAGTACAGGCGCTGTAGTCGGCGCTGGTTTTCGCTTCAAACGCCGTGTCCCAGGACTGGATGACATAGTCGCAGCGCGGCGGCTCGTCGGGCTCCCATATGCGCCAGAGCTTGCGGCTGATGATGGCAGCCGTGTTGGACACCGGGTTCTGCATGTACTGGGCGTTCCAATACTGCGGGTCCAGCGCGGCTTTCTTCTGCTTGAGCGTCTCCAGCGGCCACTGCTCGGGCCAGAGCGATTTCTCGTTGTCCGTGTCCTCGTTGAGGATGGCAGGCAGCTCCACCACCTCCCACGGCTCTGCGTCGGGGTTCTTGGTCTGATAGTCGAGTAAGCGTCCGGTCAGGTCCAGCTTGCCCCACCGGGTCATGATGATCAATATCGCGCCGCCCGGCATCAGACGCTGCAGCGGGCCCGTCTGGAACCACGACCATGCGGTATCAAAGGCGAGTCTGGAGTTGGCCTTTACGTC